TTATAAAGAGGCAATCAATAGACTTCCTGATTTATTGAAATTTATGAGAATTGGTGAGGATAAAATGATAAGTACAATTCTTAATGATGTGAAGAATGGTAAATATACTTTTTTTGATTTGGCGACAGCTGTATCAACAAGAGGAGCAACTTTGGGGGCAATGAGTTCGGAAAAAGCATTTTTAGAAGCATATATTAAAGAGAAGAAAAAAACAATTCAACGCAAGGAAAAGTAAAGTGAGTCCAGCAAAATCAAAAGCACAACAAGCAATTATGGCTATGGCTCTTGCTTACAAAAGAGGTGAAATAAAAGCACCTTCAAAAGCAGTAAAAAATTTAGCAAAATCAATGTCTGAAAAAGAATTAGAAGACTATGCTAAAACTGATACAAAAAACCTACCAAAAAAAGTAAAAAAAGAAGAACAAAAATTGAGGGAAATGATAAAAGGATTGATAGATGAAATGGATTAAAAAAATTTGGACATGGATAGTTAGTGTTATGGTCATAATTTTTGGTCTAATTTTGTATTATGGAAAACATTCTCAAAAACGAGAACAAATTAAAGATGCAAAAATGAAAGTTAAAGAATCCAAAAAAATTATTAAAAAAGTTGAAAAAAAGACAAAAGAACTTAATAAGAAACTCAAATTTCTTAAAAAAGAACAAAAGAAATTAGAGAAGAAGAAGATAAAAGAAAATATTAAAAAAGCCAATTCTTCAAAAGAAGCTTTTGATTTCTTAAAGGAGTATATTAAAAAGAAAGATGTATAAGATATTTTTATATTTATTTATTCCGTTTCTTTTATTCTCACAACAAGATACTCTTGTGTATGAGTTGACAGGTGAGGAAGTAATGAAACTGTATAATTCAATAATGGAATTAGAATTAAAAGATAGTGTAAATGTAGAACTTATACAAAATTTAACTGATCAGACATTTTTGTATGAACAAAAAGTTGAGAATGATAGTCTAATTATCAATCAATTAAATTATCAATTAGAACAGAAAGAGGTTATTATAGAATTATTAGAACCAACTTGGTATGATAAACCAATAATTTGGTATAGTCTCGGAATAGTTACAGTTTTTATTATTAGAGTAGCAGCAGGAGTTTAACTGTGGTTGATAGTAATTTGAAAACTGCTATGCAAAGGGAATACCTCAAATGTGCAAGTGATCCTATGCATTTTCTTAAAAAATATGCAAAAATTCAACATCCAACAAAGGGTAAAATAAAATTTGATTTATATGATTATCAAGAAAAATTACTTAAAAAATATATCAAATTTCGTTATAACATAGTTTTAAAATCTAGACAATTAGGCATATCAACATTATCAGCTGGACATTCATTATGGTTAATGATGTTTCATCAAGATAAAAATATCATGGTAATTGCAAAAGATAAAGATTCTGCTAAAAACTTGGTTACAAAAGTTCGAATAATGTATAAAGAACTTCCTCAATGGCTTAAAGTAAACGTGATGGAAGATAATAAGTTATCTCTTGCTTTTTCAAATGGATCACAAATTAAAGCAATGGCCGCAACATCTCAAGCTGGTCGTTCTGAAGCATTGTCATTATTATTGTTTGATGAGGCAGCATTTGCCGATAATGCTAACGATATTTGGACAGCATCACAACAAACATTAGCAACTGGGGGTGACTGTATCGTATTTTCAACCCCAAAAGGACAAGGTAATTGGTTTCATAAACAATGGCAAAATGCTGTAGATGAAAATGATAAAAATGAAGATAGTTTTCATACAACAGAGTTGCCTTGGTCTGTTCATCCAGAAAGAAATCAATTTTGGAGAGATGAACAAACCAAAAAATTAGGACCACAACTTGCAGCTCAGGAATGTGACGCTAATTTTCTTACGTCTGGCGATTCAGTAGTTGACCCTCTAATTTTACAATGGTATAAAGAAAATCAAATTATAGATCCGATAGAACGAGCTGGTTTTGATAAGAATTTATGGGTCTGGGAATACCCTGATTATTCTAAAGAATATATTGTTGTGGCCGATGTAGCAAGAGGTGATGGTTCTGATTATTCCGCAACACAAGTTTTTGACGTAGAAACTGTTCAACAAGTTGCTGAATATAAAGGGCAATTGGGAACAACAGAGTATGGTAATTTTTTAATTGAATTATCCACCAAATATAATGATGCTCTATTAATCATTGAGAATAATAATATTGGTTGGGCAACAATTCAAACAGTTATCGATAGAGAGTATAAAAATTTATTCTACCAATCAGATGATTTAAAATATGTTGATGTTGAACATCAGATTAATTCCAATAAATATAGAGCTCAAGATAAAAAAATGGTTCCCGGGTTTTCAACATCTGCAAAAACACGACCATTGATTATTGCAAAAATGGATGAATATACTAGAGAAAAATTAGTAAACATTAAATCAGCAAGACTGATTGAAGAATTATTTGTGTTTATTTATAGAAATAACAGACCGGAAGCAATGAGTGGGTATAATGATGACTTAGTAATGTCTTATGCAATTGCTTTGTGGGTAAGAGATACAGCATTAAAATTAAGAAAAAATAAAGATGACCATCAACGCTCTATGATGGGGGCAATGATAAATATGAGAGGTAAAGATTTTGGTGATGGTTTTTCAATATCAAAAAACAAACCAAAGGAAAATCCTTTTGAAATGCAAGTTGGAAAAGATAAAGAAGATCTAACATGGCTTTTAGGATAGGAAAGAGGTAAAATAAAATGGCAGAAAATAAGGGTTTATTTGGGCGATTAAGACAACTTTTTAGTGGTCAAATTATTATCCGAAAAACTGATGATAATAGAGTAGTTGTAAAAGACTTAAATTTATCACAACAAAGTTTAACTTCAAATTTTATTGATAGATATTCAAGGATCATGCATGGTTCTAAACATATGAGCTGGGCAGGTAGTACATCGTCTCAAAATAGACAAGCAGCATTTGAAGTTGCAAGAAATGAATTATTCAGAGATTATGAAATGATGGATTCTGATCCTATTTTGTCTTCGGCTTTGAATGTTTATGCTGATGAATGTACCATTGATAATATTGAGGGAGAAATCCTAAAAATAAAAACAGAAAATCCTAAGATTCATGAAATTTTACATAATTTGTTTTATGATGTAATAAATATCGAATTCAATTTATGGTCTTGGATCAGAAATTTAACAAAATATGGAGATTTCTATTTACAATTAGATATTTTAGACAAATATGGTATTGTAGGTGTCAGACCTCTTTCAGCATATGATGTAAATAGATTAGAAGAACATGATCCAGAAAACCCAAATTTAGTACAATTTGAAATTCTTGGGGAAGAAGGGTTGCGAGCAAAGAAGACAATAAAAGATTCATATGAAATTGCTCATTTTCGCTTACTTTCTGATGCTAATTTTGTTCCTTATGGTAAATCTATGATTGAAGGAGCAAGAAGGGTTTTTAAACAACTTCAACTTATGGAAGATGCCATGTTAATTCATAGAATAATGAGAGCACCAGAAAAGAGAATATTCAAAGTAGATGTTGGAAATCTTCCACCAAATGAAGTTGAAAATTTTATGCAAAAAATTATTAGTAAAATGAAAAGAACCCCAGTAATCGATCAAGATACGGGTGATTATAATCTCAGATATAATTTAGAATCAACCACAGAAGATTATTTTATGCCTGTTCGTGGTGGAGATAGTGGAACAGAGATTGAAACTCTGCCAGGCTTATCAAATGACAATGCAATTGAAGATATTGAATACTTAAGAAATAAATTAATGGCTGCACTTCGTATTCCAAAAGCATTTTTAGGATATGAAGAAGAAGTAAATGCAAAAGCAACCCTTGCAGCAGAAGATGTTCGTTTTGCAAGAACGATTGAGAGATTACAAAAAATTGCAGTTTCCGAATTAACAAAAGTTGCTATTGTACATCTTTATACTCAGGGATTTGATAATGCTGAGTTATTAAATTTTGATTTAGAATTAACAAATCCTTCAATGATTCATGAACAAGAAAAACTTGAATTATTAGAAAAACAATTAGATATTGCAAATACAGCAATGGAAAATAAATTACTTTCTAGAGAATGGATTTATGATAACATCTTTAATATGAATCAACAAGAAAAAATAGATATTTTCACAGGAATTATTGAAGATAAAAAACAGGAATTTCGAATGACTCAGATTGAAGGTGAAGGTAGTGATCCCGCAGAGACAGGAAAAGAGGCTAATAATGACGAAAATGAAGTGGGAGAGCCAGACAATTGGGGTGGAGACAGACGAAGTGGAACAGGAAAAACGGAATATACTACAGCATTCGATAAAGAAGATCATGAAAATATCAAGAGTAAAGATTATAAAGGAGTAACTGGAGGACGAAAATTTAAGAGAGGTGGACCACTAGGTGTTAATAAAGGAAGCACAATAGTAAAATCTGAAGGTTTTCTTGAACAACTTAAGAAAGAATACGGTGAAATTAACGCTTCAGTGTTAATAACTGAAGAAAATAATAAATAAAATAATTTTAGTTTGATATTTATATATGACAATTTATACATAGAAGTGGAGACAAAATATGATGAAAATCAAGCATAATAAACTTCGCAACACTGGGTTGTTATTTGAATTTTTATTACGTCAAATAACAACTGATACTTTATCCAATAATAAAGAAAGTGTTGCTTTAAAAATTGTAAAAAAATTCATAAATGAAAAAACAGAATTAGGTAAAGAATTTTCTCTTTACAGTATTATATTAAATAAAAAATTTAAAACTGACAAGAAAGCTGAATTTTTCTTGAATGAAGTTGTAAAAGAGCGTCAATCTCTTAA